TCAGGCTAATAGATTAGCTAACATCCAAAAGAATTTCGACATGGCTTCGCTTGCATTAGACGCGCTTAGCTCACTTAACGAGGCAACTGCTAAGGGTGATGAAGCAAGCCAGCGCAAAGCCTTTGAACGTAATAAGATGATTCAGAAGGCGCAGGCTACTATAGCTATGGCTTCGGGTATTGTTCAGCAGTTAGCAGTTCCACAAGATCAGTTAACCGGTATGAACTTCGTGAAGGCAGCAGCGTTAGCAGCAGCAGGGGTAGCTAATATTGTTAAGATTAATCAAACGCAATTTAATGGTAGTGTTCCTTCACCTAATGGAGGCAATCTAACTGCACCATCTGCAAGCAATGCACCTGCTATAGATTTTAGCGCAGCCAATCTTCAGACTAACGCACCTGGTGGCTTAGAGACTTATGTGTTAGCAGGCAATGTAGCCAACGCATTAGAGGCGAGACAAAAAATAATAGACCAATCTTATTTGTAACGAATATGGCGAATTTTCCACTATTAAAAAAGTGCATCACAAGGGGAGTGAGAAATGCTCTATCTGAAATAGATAGAACAGAATTAGAAGATACTGAGCTTATAATAGATGAAGTGATTAACGCTATACTTTTTGAAATATCTGAAACATACGATAATGAATGACAAATTAAAACTAATAGAATACGGCCTCGGTGAGGAACAAGATAACATGGGCGTGTACGCAGTAAGTTTGGTAAGCGAGCCTGCATTAATGGTAGACTTTGTAGCGCTTAGCAAGCAGAATCTTTTACTTGCAAGAGTAGAAGATGGAGAGAAGCGCATGCTTTACGGCCCTGCACTGATTCCTAATCAGCCTATAGTACGTTACGATGGTAATGGTGAGAAGTATTTCATCACTTACTCTAAAGAGACCATTGAGCAGACAGCGCAAGAATTCTTAAAGCGTAACATGCACCACAATCACACCATTCAGCATGAGATGCCTGTAAACAACTTAACTGTTGTAGAGTCGTGGATTAAGGCAGGAGCTGATAAGGGAGATAACTACGGCTTTGAATTGCCTGATGGCACATGGATGATTGGTGTTAAGGTAGATGATGATAACACATGGGCAGCAGTAAAGAATGGCGAGGTTAAAGGCTTCTCAATAGAGGGGTGGTTTACTCCAATGGCTGAAACGCAAGTGCAAGAGAAAGACTTAGAGAAGCTATTAGCTGAATTGAGCGCAGCGCTTGAAATGAATTCTTAATTTTTTCCACTAATAATTATAACACATGAACATGATTTCTGAAATTTTAGAAAAGTTTGCTCCAGCGCTTTCGAAGCATGGGGTAAAATTATCAGTAGAAGAGACTCCTGCCGTTGAAACCTTTGAGGTGAAGATGATGGCTGAGGGTGCTTTGGCTGATGGTACTATGATCTATTCACCTGCTGCAGAATGGGCTGAGGGAGTAGAGATTTTCGTAATGGATGCAGATGGCAATCCTTCACCTTTAGCAGATGGCCAATACACTTTGGACAACGGTAAAGTTATCGTAGTTACTGAGGGTAAAATTGCATCTATTGCTGAAGCTATTACTGAAGAGCCTACTGCTGAAGTAGAGGTAACTGTTGAGCAAGAAGTAGCTGAAACTTATTCTAAAGAGCAAGTAGAAGGATTACTTAAGAACATCATTACTGAGTTTGAAACTAAGCTCGCAGCTGCTGAAGCTAAGATTGTAGAACTTTCACAAGCACCGGCTGCTGTAACAGTTAAGCAATCTCGCCAAGTAGCTCAACCTACTGCTGTAGATATGTCTCGCATGACTTCTCAGCAAAGAGCATTTGCAATTATCAATAAATTTAAATAAACACAAATAAAAACAAACAAAAAAAATGGCAACTAATTTAACCATTTCTTCAAGCTCATATGCTGGCGAGTTAGCTCTGCCGTATATCAGCGCAGCAGTATTGTCAGGAGACACTATTGCTAACAACTACGTAACTGTTAAAGAGAATGTTAAGTACAAGATGGTGCTTAAGACATTAGCTTCTACAGGAATCGTAAAAGCATGGGGATGTGATTTCGATAACGCTGACTCTACCCTTACATTGGCTGAGCGCGTATTGACTGTAACTGACCTTAAGGTAAATTTGGAAGTTTGTAAGGATCAATTTGCAAAAGATTGGGAAGCTGCTCAAACAGGCCGCGGATTTGCTAACGATTCTATCCCTGCTAACTTTGCTGATTTCTTAATCGCGCACTTGAGTGGTAAAGTAGCTGAGAACATTGAATACACTTTGTGGCAAGGTAACTTTGAAAGCTCTTCTTACACTTCTTTCAACGGAATTTTGAAGGTGTTGGATACTGCTAAGAGTGGTACTCCTGATGTAGATTTCGCTTCTGCTTTCACAAGCGGTAACGTTATCGCGTCTCTTGAGACTTTGATGAGTGCACTTCCTGCTGAATTGATTGGTGACACTACTGTTAAGCTTTACGTTAACCGTAAGACTGCTCAACTTTACCGCCAAGCTTTATCGGCTTTGGGTTACTTACAACAGTTCAACGCTGCTGCTAACTACCCTCTAATGTTCGATGGATATGAGATTTATGTATGCCCAGGTATTCCTGACAACGTAGCTTTATTCTCTAAGCCTGAGAACTTGTTCTTCGGTACTGACTTAGTATCTGACTTCAACGAAGTGAAGGTAGTAGATATGTCTGTTACTGATGGATCAGATAACGTGAGAATGGTTATGAAGTTCCGCGCAGGTACTCAAGTAGCTATCCCTACTCAAGCTATCTTAGGATTCATGAATCCCTAATTAATACTCCTTTGTTAAAAGAGTGGGTTAGCTAATAGCTGCCCATTCTTTGCAAAGAATATTTTAACTAATTAAATAAAAAAAAGAACATGAGCTGTCTAACTACTGCTGGATTTCTTATCGGATGTAAAGAGGCGATTGGTGGCATTAAAGCTATCTATCTTGCACCTTATGCTACATTCGCTAACACAGCTACTATTGATGGAGCAACTAACTTAGTTACTGCTTTAGCAACAGGTAGCGTTTATGAATTCGAATTACCAAAACACACAGGATCATTCACTGAAGAGGCTGCTATCAGCATCGAGAATGGCACTGTATACTACACTCAGACTGTTGTAGCTATGTTTCATGGCATGACTGCTGCGCGCTCACTACAACTTCAAAACATTGCTAAAGGCCGTAACGTATTGTTCGTTCAGGACAATAACGATAACATTTGGATGTGTGGATATAAGGATGGTGTAGAAGTAACTGCATTCACTACTCAAAGCGGAACTGCCAAGGGTGACATGTCAGGTTATAATATTACCTTCACAGGCGAGGAGAAAGATAAGGCATACTTACTTGACCAAGATGCTGGAGATACTCCATTCGAAGATTTTGCTACAGTAACTGTAGTACAAGGTACATTGTAAATAAAATTGTGCTATCTTTAAAGCATGATTTATTTACTCAAAAATACAGCAGCACAGCTCCTCTACCTTACACTAAAGGAAGGGGAGCTTTTGCTTGCTAATAGTTATACGCATTACCTGCTTGAATTAACTAACGAGCAGACACTTCAAAAGCTTTACGCTATCCCTACTAAGATAGCAGAGAATGATAGATACACTACCATTCAGATTGGCACGAATGCCAACACACCTTTAGCTGCAAGCTTACTAATTAACTACCCAGCACGATTTAGCTACGTAGTGTATGGGCAGAATAGCAGCACTAACTTAGATCCAACAGCGGCTACAGTAGAGGGAGTAATTGAGAAAGGATATTTAATTGTTGAAGACATTACTACTCCGCGATATACTGAGCCTAATTTAACTATAGATAATGACATCACCTACAACGGATAAGATATCAGCTCCAATGCTGGTGAATCTTGGCGCAGCAATGCCACAAGAAGCAGTAGAGAAAGAGACTCCTAAAGGCTTTGTGACTTTTGGGGAGGCTAATCTATTTCCTAATTACTTAATCGATTTGTACTATAGCTCACCTGTGCATTCAGCGCTAACTATGAGCATAGCTTTCATGATTGCAGGCAAAGAGTTTAAGAGCAATAATCCTGCTGCTCAACGTGAGATAGATAGATTGAAATTAAATGCAATTAGAAGGCCTATTACGTTAGATGCCAAGATGCATGGTGGTTATTACTTAGAGATTATTTGGTCAGTAGATAGAAGCACTATAGCTAAGATTAACCATCTGCCATACGAAAACGTAAGGCTTGCTGTAGCTAATGATGAGGATGTTATACCGGGAGTATATTACTCTAAAGATTGGAACGATACTCGCAAGAAGAAAAATATTCCTGCGTTCATCCCAATGTACAATCCAACATCTAAAGCAGAAGAGCCTTCTCAAGTTCTATTCGTGGGTATAATGACTCCAGGCAGCGCTTACTATCCAAAGCCTGATTACTATAGTGCTATCAATTACATTGAAATCACTCGCGACATTAGCGAATTTTACAGAGCTTTCTTGAGTAATGGAATGGCACCAAGCTACTTCCTTCACATGAACAACGGTATTCCTGATCCTGAGGAGCAGATGGCTATCCGCAGAAATTGGGAAACCATGGTGGGCGCTAAGAAAGCAGGTAAGGTAGTATTTACTTTCAACGAGTCAGCAGATAGAGCTCCGCGTTTAGACCTTGTGCCTATGTCAGATGCAGATAAGCAATGGCAAGAATTAAGCGTGCAGTCAAGAGAAAACATCTTAGCAGCTCACCGCGTTACTTCACCTTTACTTTTCGGTATTAGAGATGCAGGTGGATTAGGTAGCAACGCTGATGAAATGAAGCAGGCTTATCGCATCTTCAATAAAAATATTATTGAGCCTTACCAACAAATCGTTACAGATAGCATTGAGGAAATATTTAAGGCAATGGGCATTGTGGCTGATATTTATATTGAGCCTAATGACATATTCTCTGATGCGGCTGATACAGCAGCAGAAGTAGTAACTCCAACTGTTGCAGATAATGCAACAACTGATTCTAATACAGCTGCACCTGTAGCACCAGCAGGAGCTTCAGTAAGTGATGTAACTTACAACGGTGCTCAGATAGCAAGTGCTTTAGAAATTGTAGCAGCAGTTCAGACTGGAGGCTTAACTAAGGAGCAGGCAATCGTATTCTTAGTACAATTCTTACAACTTCCAATTGACGTAGCTACTGCAATGTTTACACCTTCGGAGGGCAGCGCTGTAGCTAAGCTATCTGCTCAAAAAAAAAAGACTAATTTAAGTGATCCGCAAGAGAAGCCAATCTTCACAGATGAGGATGAGGCTTGGTGGTGTGAATTCTTAGAAGATAAGGGCGAGATAGTAGATGAAGAGGAATGGGAATTAATCGAAGCTGAGCCTGTTAACTTAGCATCAGTTAGAAGCTATGCTGATCCTGATAAGCCATCTGAAATGGATAGCGGATTGTATAAGATTCGTTACAGCTATTCAAAGAATCTTAGTGGTAATAGTCGTAAGTTTTGTAGACAAATGGTAAGCGCATCTAAAGCTGGTTATGTTTACAGATACGAAGATTTAACTGCTATGGAAACAGATAGCAATACTTTAAATCCTAAGATGGGCCACAATGGCGCTACCTATAGCGTATGGTTGTACCATGGAGGAGTTAACTGCAAACATCACTGGGAGCGCAGAGTATATTTCAGAAAGCGTGAGAAGGGCCGCTTCATTGCAGATAACGGTTTAGATAGCTCTAATCCAATTTCAGTATCAAAAGCTATACGTGCAGGAATGCCTTTAAAGGATATAGCTAAAGGATTTGCTACAGCTAATACTGCAACTTATGACCAATCCTCTACTCATGGCAGATATCCAGGAACAAATTAAACTATAACACAATGGCAATAGCACCCGAAATACTTTTCATTAACGAGGAATTCCTTAAGAAATATACTCAGCTGAATGAAGCTGTAGACACTAACTTAATTAGACCTGCAATGTACTTGGCTCAGGATAAGTACATGACTTTATATCTTGGCACTGATCTAACAAATAAGATTAAGACTGAAATAAGCGCAGGTACTTTAACAGGAGTCTATGAGACTTTGTTAAATGAGTATATCGTAAAGCCAACTGCATGGTGGACAATGGTGGAGCTTTATCCTTTCCTCATGTACAAGCATGACAATGGTAATTTAGTTACTCGTCAATCTGAAAACACTACAGCTATTAGTAAGGGTGAGATGGATAGCTTAGTAGAGAAAGCACGTGAGAACGCACAATGGTACACGCAGCGCTTAGTAGATTACTTGTGCGACAATAGCACTTCGTACCCTGAATACACATCTAATAACTTCCCTGATATTCACCCATTACGCAAGGTAAACAGACAAAGCACAGTAGCTTTTAGCCAAGGCAGTTATACAGAAAGTCCATGGAGCAGATTTAACGTGAGAGATTTCACTAATTAAGATACATGACAAAGGAAGAGCAGACACGTAAAGACTATGAGAAAAAACTCAAGGTCTATTTAAACAAACGAGATAAAGAACTTAGAAAGCATGAGAGCACCAACAATAGACGAGCTTAAAGCTCAATTCACAGAGCTTGGCTACAAGTGGCCTACAATTCATATCGTAGGTATCCGCAGCAAGGCTAACGAGCCTAATAAATTTGACGATCTAATAGGATTGGTGCAAGGCAACGAGGTGAAGTGGTACACCGGTACAACTAACCCGGGTACTTTTTGGCTGAATAATCCTATGAATAAATTAGGCACAGCTGTACTGAAGTGCGGACAATACGTAGACACTTGGGTAATAGGCTTGCATCAGGGTAAATACAGCGCTTTAATTCAGTCAAAGAAGGTTACTGTGCATAGAGATGCCGATAAAGATTCAGTAGCTGAGGAGCAAGGGAAAGAAGATACAGGCTTATTTGGAATTAACATCCATCGCGCTAATGAATCTACTGAATCTAAGAATGTAGATAAGTGGAGCGCAGGCTGTCAGGTACTAAACAATCCTACACAATTTAAAGAGCTTATGCAGGCTTGCATTAAGTCGGGTAAAAAGTCATTCACGTACACACTACTAAAAGAGTCATGAGTAACCATCAGCAGCAGATAGCAGAGGGAGTAACAGGTACAGTAAGCAGCATTCTTTTATCAGTTCCTGCATGGATGTTAGATGTAGAATTTGCACTTAAGATATTTTGTCTATTGCTATCAGCTGTAGCTTCAATATTCACCATCTATAAGATGAGTAAAAAGAAGCGCTAAATGAAATGGCTTAAGAGCATATTTAGTAACGAATCAGATGCCAGCTCTAAGCGAGTAGCATCTATACTTGCGTTAGTAGTCTGCATTAATCTTTCATACATCGGTACGTTTACTGAATATAAGACTCCTGAATACATGTTTGACGGCTTATTAATTTTAGCCGGTGGTGGCTTAGGGTTAACAGTTATAGAATCTATCTTTACCAAAAAGAAATCAAATGACTCAACAGGCTCAGAATCAAATTAAAGCAGCTGTAGTTATAGTGGTAGCTATTACCATCTGCGCCACTATGCAAATAATGTATATTGCTTTAAAGGACAGCAAGAAAGCTATTGAAGGCTATGAGCGCAGAGCAGATAGAGCTACGCACGTTATTGATTCTTTAGAAGCTACCAACGTGCAGCGCATGCTACAAATAGAAGAGCTTAATCAGCAGTTAGAACGTAACACACAAATCTATGAAGCGAATATTAATGCTATTGATTCTCTTGACCGTAACGGCCTTAGAAGAGCCATGCACAATTTACTCACAAGCCTTACCTCCGAAAGATACCCTGGTGAGTCTAACGACTGATCAGGTAAGGTCTCTACTTAAATTAAAGGCTGAGCGTGATTATCTCTTTAATGCTGTAAACATCTGCACTAAATCAGATAGCATTAAGGGAAAAGTGATTACTGATCAGCAGAAATCTATAGATGCATGGGCCATCACCAACGAAAAGACAGCTCAGCAGTTAGTTAAATCACAGGAGCAGCTGTATAAGATAGCTGCACGCAAAGAATCTTGGCGCAGCGCAGCGTTAATAGGTATACCTATCTCATTTGTAGGGGGTATTATCTTCACTCTATTCTTCTAAGCTAACAATTATTTGTTAATAACTTTGCTATAATTAGTAAGGTTTCTTTTGCTTTTCTAAAATATCGTAGTACATTTGCTAAAATTAAATCAATAAGCAATATGAAAAAAGCACTACTCTTTTTAGCCATGCTAATCGCAGGCTTACTCATCGGAGGATCATTCGATGCAGACACTCAACGTTTAGAATCACAACCAAATCACATTAGCAAATGAGCAATCCAACTGAAGAATTTAAGCATTTCTTAGACCAATCTTTTGATATTTTCGAAGATGGTAAAAAAGAAGATAATGAAGTAATCATGCGAGTAGAGTTAATCGAAGAGCAGAGATATAATGAGACTTGGTACTTTGTTAAAGTAGACGGCTCATACGTAGCTGGCAAGAAGTCTTTTGAAGAGGCAAGAGAGGAATTTCTTAAAGCATCGTCATTCACTCCAAAAACAACTGTGTTAGAAGTAAGGGAGGTTAAGCTATGAATTTCCAAGTAGTAGTTACACCGCTCCGCGAGGATAGAATCAGCATGTACCATCGTATGAAAATTCCTACATCATTTGACTGCGAGAGTTTTGCGTTAGCTCAGCAGATGGCTCACTTACTCTTTGACTTATACCAATTTAGAGAGCTTCCTTTATTCTTAGAGAAATGGCCAGGTGAATATTCATTCGAAGGTGAGGGATTCTTAATAGAGATAAAAGAAATTTAGTATATTAGCAAACAATTTAATAATCATGAATAAACCAAACAACAATTTAACCGGTAAGGTTATAGTCTCTCGGTGGGATGCCGAGAAGGCTCAATGGAATCTGTACAGCAACGCTCACAGTTATTCCCTGCAAGATTTCTCACTCGCTAAAAAGCATGGCGAAGTGCTGCCTGATGATGGCACTTTCCTCTTTCAATTTGAAAGCGAGGGTGAAGAGAATGTACATGACTACTTTATGAGTGATCGCTATGTTATCTGAACGCGCTAAAAGCAGATTCATCTGCGTACAAAGTTCACTACCGGGAGAAGAGATGAACTATAATGAGATGGCTCAGAAAGTAGTCTATGAGAGCTGGCGCTCATACTTCCAAAACAATCCCGATGAGTTACACAAGAGAACCTAATTGGGATAAGCTCAAGCCATCAATAGATTGGGATGAGATGGAAGAAAAGTTAGCAGATAAGTTAAGTAAATTAATTCACACACAAATAAATAACAGAGTTATGAATCAGTCAACAGTTAAATCACAGAAATTCGTTAGAACATGGGATGGCCCATCAGGTGCAATCCATTACTTTGACCTTGTCTTAGAAAATGGCGAAGTAGGCCAAGTAGGTGTAAAGGACATGAACAGTCCTAAGATAGCAGTAGGTGCTACCATTCACTACACATCCGAAGAGCGCACAGGCCCAACAGGTAGAAAGAGCACTAACTTTAAGCTACAAAATCCAATGCAGTATAGTGGCCCATCTTCTGCTCCAAGTGGTGCGGTGAATAGCGCTGTTAATTACCGCAAAGAATCACCTGAAGTTCAGAATTCTATCAGTAAATCAGTAGCATTAAACAACGCTGTGCTATTCCTAAAAGATGTTAAGGGAAGTAAGCCAGGTGATGTATTAGATACTGCTGAGATATTCTTAGCATGGTTAAAAGGTGAAGCAGTAGAGGCAGTACAAATTAAAGCAGTAACAAATGAAAGCAGCGACGATGAAATGCCATTCTAAGCTTACTCCATTTCACGCATGGGTGCGCAGTCATTTTTTGACTGTGGCCCATTTCGCGGAGGTGCTGGAGGTAAGTTACCCAACAGCTCAAAAGTATATTAAGCAGCCTCGCTCTATGAAGGTAAGCGACATAGGTAAGCTGTCTAATGTTACTGAGGAAGAGATACCATACATTTTAGAACTAATGAAGGATAGCAAATGAGCAACGCAGTAGAGAAAAAGATAGCAGATTTAATCTTATTGATTCCATCGGAGCAGCAGCAGTATGCGCGCAGACGCATTGATAACTTAGTTAGAGCAGTCATAGAGACACCCATACCCGAGCTTAAGTGGCAGACGATTAATGGTGAGGTGGAATCTTTAAATGAGCAGCAAGTAAATAAGATGATGA